GCAGTAAGCGCGGTAGAAGATGCGGAAATTGCGCTCATTGCAGTAATGGAGTTTCCTACCGCCGTCATAGCGGTAGAGGACGCTGCCACCGCCGCCATAGCGGTAGAGGATGCAGCCACCGCCGCCATAGCGGTAGAGGAAGTCACTACCGCATTAAGGGCGGTGCTGTTGGCGATGATTGCCGTCATAGCGGTAGAAGAAGCAGCCACTGCCGTCATAGCGGTAGAGGAAGTCACTACCGCATTGAGCGCTGTCGCATTTGCGATGATCGCCGTCATAGCGGTAGAAGAAGCAGCCACTGCCGTCATAGCGGTAGAAGAAGCAGCCACTGCGTCAATATCCTTATACGCCGAGCAGGACAGGCCCGCCAGCGTAGCGATGGACTTGCCAACCGCCAGCTTGCTGCCGCCGACCGCACGCCAGATCAGCGGGTTGTTGGCCATCTCCTTGCAGCGGGCGGAATCACTGAGCAGATCGTCCCAACCGGTGAACTCGTAAAACTGGTGCAGCCACGTTTCTACCGCATCATCGGCAACCGTACTGCCGAGCAGCAGCTCAAGCAGCTTGTCGCTGTTGCGGTCCGGCAGATTCACCGGAACGCCCAGTACGACACTCACACCACCGAGGTTGGCGGCAAACTCCTTTGCGTGGGTCGGATTGGACAGAATTGCCTCCATGCGGTGTACGCCTTTTCGGTAATTACTTTTGAGTGCGCTCATATAGGACATAAAGTCCGACTGATTTACGCCAAGCATTATCTCTCGCCTCCATATTCAATCGCTACATAGTTAATCTTGATTGCGTCAGCCGTGGTCGTCGTACCGTTTACCAGCGTGGCCGCGCTGTGCGACGG